ATCACACGATCCTCAAGGCACTGGTTGCCGAACGTGCAGTTTTCTTTGTGCTCCTACCCTTTTTCCGTTTTACGGGCGATGCGGGGTTGAGGACAGTATCCGCTGACATTAGCCGAGATGAACAAGTCCACGTGGCTACAAATAGCTTGGTGTGTCGGGAGCTCGGTCTTGATTGGAGTCCTTCTCTTGACAAGCTCCGTAAAGCAACTATCAATTGGGTGATGCAGCCACTTAAGGCTAACAACCCCAATAAATATCTAAACAAAAAATTTTGGCTGGATAGCAGTGATCGCCTGATGTACGAAGGTAAAGCTCCTGAGCTTGCTGACACCAAACGAGCACGTATGCCAGCGTTCTTTGAACATGCAAACCCCAATCTACCCCAATACGCCTAACTTACGGTTAGACGTTCGGCGTCTTCTGGAAGAACTAGAAGATGTCTTTCCACCCGTCAACCCATCTCCTGACACTTCGTTGAATAGCATTATGTATCGTGCTGGTCAGCGGAGTGTGTTGGAGTGGATCGAAAACAGACTTGATGAGGAATCTTAATCATGGGCGCATCACGCCGAGCACATCATAGACAACAAGAAGCGATGCGAGCAGCAAATGCTGAAGCTAATCGCTTTGAAGCAATGATGAGAGCACAAGAAGAAGCTAATCGAAGGATGGCGGAAGCACTGAAGCCTAGTATGACTGAGCTGAAAGCGCCTCGTACTGTTGCTTCCACTGTAGGAGCTACAGAAACTGGTGTGCGGACTGCACGTTCAGCTAAAGGTACTGTCAAAGGTCTTTCCAAAGGACTTTCTGCACTTCGTATCCCCCTTAACATCGGTGGTGGCACCGGTGGTGGTCTTAACATTGGTTAATTAAATGAACGCTAAAAGCAGGTACGATCATCTATCCAGCTATCGTTCTCAATTTCTAGACACAGCGGTTGAGTGTTCAAAGCTCACCATTCCTTACCTCATCCAACGTGATGAGTTTAGAGTTACCCATCAAACACTTCGTCAACCTTGGCAATCCGTAGGTGCGAAGGGTGTAGTGACACTTGCATCCAAGTTGATGCTGTCTCTCCTACCTCCTCAAACTACGTTCTTCAAACTCCAGGTACGTGATGACAAGCTAGGCACCGAACTGCCTGCTGAGATTCGTTCTGAGCTTGACCTTAGCTTTGCCAAGATGGAGCGTATGGTGATGGATTCGATTGCTGCTTCCAGTGATCGTGTCGTTGTTCACCAAGCTCTTAAGCATTTGGTGGTTGGTGGTAATGCACTAATCTATATGGGTGAGGACGGGTTGAAGCACTACCCAATCAATCGCTACGTTGTCGATAGAGATGGAAATGGTAACGTAATTGAGATCGTAACCAAAGAACTGATTAACAAAAATCTTCTACCTCCTGAGATTCTCAAAGATCCTCCGACCGTTATGGACGAGAGTTTCTCTCATGAGAATGATGTAGAAGTTTATACTCATGTACGCTTAGACAACAACCGTTGGCTTTGGCACCAAGAAGTCTATGGGAAAAAAATTCCTAAGTCCGAGAGCAAAGCTCCAAAGGATGCTAGTCCTTGGCTTGTACTGCGCTTCAATTCTGTCGACGGCGAAAACTATGGACGGGGTAGAGTTGAGGAATTCTTGGGAGATCTTAAGTCGCTTGATGCACTCTCCCAGTCCCTCGTAGAAGGCTCTGCAGCAGCCGCTAAGGTCGTCTTCGTGGTATCACCCTCAAGCACGACTAAAGCCCAAACGCTGGCGAAGGCAGGCAACGGAGCGATCGTTCAAGGCAGACCCGATGACATCGGTGTTATCCAAGTGGGTAAGACTGCTGACTTCGGCACAGCTATGACGATGATGCAGCAGCTTGAGCGCCGGTTGTCTGAGGCATTCCTCATCCTTAACGTTCGTCAATCTGAACGCACCACTGCTGAAGAAGTTCGCCTTACTCAACTTGAGTTGGAACAACAGCTTGGCGGTTTGTTCTCTTTGCTGACTGTTGAGTTCCTTCTTCCTTATCTGAACCGCAAGATGCTGGTTCTTCAACGCAGTGGACAACTACCACGTATTCCTAAGGATCTGGTTAATCCTACTATTGTTGCAGGAATCAATGCTCTTGGTCGTGGTCAAGATCGTGAGTCTCTTACTGCATTCATCATGACCATCGCTCAAACGCTTGGACCTGAAGCACTGATGCAATACATTAATGCTGATGAAGCTATTAAGCGTCTGGCAGCTGCACAAGGTATCGACGTACTGAACCTTGTGAAGTCTATGGATCAGCGTCAGCAAGAGCAGCAACAAAACATGCAACAGCAAGAAGATATGATTATGGCTCAACAAGCTGGTCAACTTCTTAAATCACCCTTGGCTGATCCGTCCAAGAATCCGATGGCAGGTGAAACTGTCAACGCGATGATGGGCGAGGATGTCATTCCCCCACTTGAATAATTATGGCAGAAATCCTATCTTACGATCCAGCTGGTGATCCCGAAATTGTCGGTGCTATTGAATCCGACGAAGCTGAGTCTCTGGCTATTGGAGAAGAGATGATCAACCAAGCTAATGCTCGGTTGGCTGGAAAGTACAAAGATGCACAAGAGCTTGAGAAAGCTTATATTGAACTTGAAAAGAAACTTGGTTCACGTGATGGACAAGAAGAAACGCAAGAACCACAAGCTGAAGATCAGCAAGAAGAATGGTCTGAGTATTCTACGCAAATCGAAGCCATTAGTCGGGCAGCCGAAGAGTTTAACACGAATGGCGTATTGAGTGAGGAGACTTTAGCTGAGTTTGAGAAGATGTCCTCTAAAGAACTCATCCAAGCATACTTTGAGTATGAGCAAAATCTTCCTACCTTTGAGGAGTCTCAATCCGTTGACTTGTCACAAAGTGAGATCAATCAAATTCAAAACTCTGTGGGAGGTGAAGCCGCTTACCAGCAGCTCGTTGGTTGGGCTGCTGAAAACTTTAGCCAAGCTGAGATTCAAGCCTTCGATAACGTTGTTGATTCTGGTAATGTTGATGCTATCAACCTTGCTCTTGCTGGGTTGAAGGCACGTTACACTGATGCCAATGGCTATGAAGGTACTATGATTCAAGGTAAAGCTGCAGCTCCTGCTGACACATTCAAGAGTCAAGCAGAAGTTGTACGGGCTATGTCCGATGCTCGGTACGATCGTGACCCTGCATACCGTGACGAAATCATGCAGAAACTTGCCCGCTCTGATCTTAAATTCTAAATGAACGACACAAACATCTGGGCTAAAGAGCCACCCCTTATTATGTCTGATCATCCCTACGGTGTCCCACACAACGAACGAGCTGAGCAGCTCAACGGTCGCCTTGCTATGCTTGGCATCATGGCTGCTTTTGGCGCTTACGCGCTGACTGGACAAATCATTCCTGGTATTTGGTAATGCCTCTTAAGAAGGGTAAGTCTCAAAAAACAGTTTCGTCTAACGTTTCAAAACTGAAGAGCGAGGGTTACCCTCAAAAGCAGGCAGTAGCTATCGCTCTTAGTAAAGCTGGTAAATCCCGCAAGAAAAAGTAATGGCTAAAAGCGTTAGCCTTAAAATTGGTAAACACAAATCGCGGTCCGGTGGCTTGACAGCTGCCGGTCGGCGTAAATATAACAAAGAGACAGGATCAAACTTGAAGGCTCCACAACCTGAAGGCGGTCCTCGCAAACGCTCTTTCTGCGCTAGAATGTCTGGTGTCAAAGGACCGATGAAAGATTCAAAGGGCAGACCAACCCGTAAAGCCCTTGCCCTCCGTAAATGGAAATGTTAACATGGCAAAACGTGGTCTCTACGCAAACATCCACGCTAAGCGCAAACGTATTGCTGCTGGCAGTGGTGAAAAAATGAGAAAGCCTGGGGCTAAAGGCGCACCCACGGCTGCTAACTTTAAACGCGCCGCTAAAACTGCTAAGAAAAAGTAACACTAACCTAATGAAATTCCTTGCTATCCTCCCCGCAACCCTGATCGCCGCTGCTCCTGCTATGGCTGGTCCTTACGTGAACATTGAAGCTAACTCTGGTTTCACTGGTTCTGATTACACTGGTACCTCTACTGACTTCCACGTTGGTGTTGAAGGTTCCGCCGGTGTGCTTGGCTATTACATCCAAGCTGGTCCTTCTGTGATCTCGCCCGACGGCGGTGAAGCAGAAACCAAGTTCACTGGTAAAACTGGTGGTTCGGTTGCTGCAAGTGAGAAGCTTGATATATATGGTGAAATCAGTTTTGCTGCTGACACTGTTAACTCCTACGGCACTAAAGCCGGCCTGAAGTATAAGTTCTGATTATTATGATTGAATGTCCCACCTGTACCCCAGCGCAACAATACGTTCTAGAACAACTGCAAGTTAAAGCGGATATTACAGACCCTGTTGCCCTGGCAGTCATCTTGGGTAACATTCAACAGGAATCAAACTTCCGTCCCAATGTCTGCGAGGGTGGTGCTATCGTTCCTTACGATCGCTGCCTTCGTGGCGGGTACGGTTTAATCCAATGGACCACGCCCAGACGTTATCATGGTC